CCAACCCGCAATCTTCATGTGCATTACCATTTCCTCATTGGTGGCCAAAACACCGCTAACAAAGCTATCCACCATTTTTTCGTAGTGACCCATCCAAGTAGACATGCCCCATACATGTACAAAATCGTCAGGATCAATAGACTGAGCAAGGCATCTGACAAAAATGCGAGGCCGCAAGTCCACTGGAATTTGATCCATGATGTAAGGGAGGCTCTCGATTCCGGGTTGAAACATGTCCTCAAAGTAGATGATATCTTCATTGCTTAGTTCTCCTGCTTTCATCATGCGGATCAAGTTCATCAGTTGGCTCATGCCAAAGTATGTGCGTCCATGTGCATCCAGTACTTGTCCTGTCACGATGGCTTGGTCATTGCTGAGTGTTTCGCCGGGCACGACAACATAGTCAAGCCCACGACGATCAAATACCGCAGTGTTCCAGTCTTGCAGTTGCAGGGTATAACGAGCCTTGTACGGCTCTAGCCCCATGTAGTACAGTTTTCTCATGTGCGATATCCTGCTAGACGGCGGGTGTCCTCGTCCCACATGTTCTTGGCCGGCTTGCCCTGGCTGTGTTTGTTGAATTGTTGGAATGCATAACTGCGGAAGTTATACAAATCCGCTTCGTTGAATTTGTAACCATAATCCACGCAGAACTCACGATATTGATCAAGATCGTCCAGAGTTTGTTCTGCGCGGGGATTGTGTTTGATAATAGGCTTGGCCATGGTTTCCTCTTAGAGTTTGATTGATAAAGCAGGTTGTGTGAGATTGTATTGTATCAAGGCGCCGTTCTCACCATCCTCGGCCACCTCGATCCAGATAGTACGGTCAGGATATCTTGCAGAGATCTGATCATAAAGATCATCTGCCATCATTTCGCAGCTCTTGTAGTCTAGACTCAGAGTGGCATCACGATACAGATTCTCCAGCCAGCGTTTGAACTGGATGAACTCGATGTCTCGGTCATTGTGCCACACATCGATCCACACTCGGAAATGAAACATGTGACGATGAGGGGTCGCAAGAAACGATACATCATATTCATCTCCGGTGGCCAAGGCAGGATCTGTATCAGCGGCTGGATATCGATGGATGCCTTCTTTGCGGAACGTGACCCAGATCTTGCGATCTGCCTTTTCACGCACAGTAGTGCGTTGTTCTGCCAGTGATTGATCTCTTTGATTCATGATATTATTCCCAATTAAAAAGTTTGTGGAAAGTTGATCGAGACATGGCCTCAAGTTTCTTCATGGCACCATCTGTAAATCTAAACTGGTATGATCTAGGGCCACCGGCCTGCCGCTCAAAAAATCCATAGTGGCCACCGGGTATGTAATCACGCTCGTCGCCTTGTATGATTTTTTGTCTTGCTGCTTCGTAACATTGTTCAATTTTTTCTTGTATATACGGCGCTGAAAAATCATACACTCGATCTGACACTATGACTCGATCTTTGGTCTTGACTCGATATTGTCTTTGTAATTTTGTATACACCACAGATTCTCTGTAGGGAGTTGTGATTATATCTTCGGGAGTCATCCTACCAACTGTGTGTGCCGAAACGGCATCAAGATCTCTTGTTTTGACTTCTGTTTCAATCTCTGGTATATCTGGCCCGGGCGCATTAGACATAAGATAACCTTGCTTGCCAAGTTCCTTTTCAACATATCGACCAGCGGCGCCATTCATATTTGATGGAACCGATTTACCAACCATGTTTGCTTTGAGTCGAACAACTCTGGGTTTCATAGTGTTTCGTCCTTGGTATATTTAGACCAGTCAGTAAAGTGATCCCAATTTTGTAAGTCATGTATGCTGTGGCACCAAACGCCTGGATTAGTGGCATCAAAGTCTCGGTCGTCCAGTTTGAGTGTGGCGTTGTAGCCCAGTTGTCGGATGTAAGGCATCTTGACCGAGATCATGGGAATAAAGTTACGATATTCACACAATCCTGATTCCAGCAGGCCTTCTACGCATCGGACATCTATATCCAGGGTACATAGATATTGGCGATCAAGAAAGCCTCGGATCATGTCTTCCCAAGGTTTCCATGCAGCAGCATCGTTTGTATCTGGATTAGGAAAACTTTGATTGGCACCAAAGTAGATATGACCCCGCCCATTCAAGTTATACCCGATCCATTCCTGTTCTTGAATACCGACCACAAACAATGTTGGCATTCCAAATGCAGGTGTGTGTTCTACTTCAGTTCCGTAAAAGAACTTGATGTCCTCATGACCTTCGCGGTTCATACTTGATCCTGTTCAAGTTGTTGTAATGCTTCAGAGTTTAACAGATCTTCAGGGTCGGTGTCAACCTCTACCACATCAAAATGCTGGCTGAACATGGTGTTGGCATTCACAGTTTTCTTGCCTTTAAATCCACGAGTACCAACAATCTGATTCCAGTATCCGGTTTTGCCTGCATACTTTGGATCTTCAATAATGTCCATTGAAGCCTGCTTGGTGGGTGCGGCAAAGATACGTTCCACAATGTCTTCGAAGAATTCATAGTCGCCGCCATCATGTCGCATCATGGCAGGGTGTGCGCCGGAGTCAAACTCACGATTGGCACGTTGTACTGCTTCCAAGTGCATCCAAACATTGTGCCCCATGAGCAATGCATATGAGAATGAGTCCCACGATGTCTTGCCTTCTTTACCGTTTTTGTTTAAATCACCTGGCCGGTAGATGCAGATGTCTTTCATGGTAAACAGTCGGCTCAGCGGACTCTCATCAAAGTGGTCCACAAGACCATCCGCAATCACAGCCTGCCCATACGGTCGTGTGTCTGTGCTGTATTTCTTGTCATCCGCGATAGGGCTCATCCTATATGACCATTTGCCATCGTGCGGCAAGTCAATGTGATGATACACCTGGCCATTGGCAGTGGCAAGGAATGGGCTGGCACAATCAAAGGATATGGTGAAATCTGGGTTGACATATTTCCTCACAACCCTTTGAATCACGGTGAGTAGCACAGCCCATTCCAACTTTGATGTGCCCAAGAAGTGCATCCAATCATGCAAGCCCTGTTGCAGCAGATTGTCGTGTCTCAATGCCACCAGGCGCTTGAGCACAAGATGCACATCGCACATGTTCTGACCACCCATGGCCCAACCATCAAAGTGTCGTCCCGGATATTGTTGCGGATCACAGTAGTGCTTCATGGTTTCGTACCATTTCTCTGCCGAGGTGTGATTTTCTCCTTGCAACACATTCAAGAACCGGGCACCACCGTTGTCTTTGCCTTTGCGGTTCGCCATGAAGTATTCGTTGTTGAACTTGGTTGCATCCACAGCTTCTTGCAGCGTGGAGATCTGGCATGCAGCACTGGCCTTTTTGTCATGGATCACCCAGGTTGGGATATCCAAGATCATGCCATAGTCACTCACAGTATCCAACCATGTGAATATAGCAGCTCGTTTCTTCTGTGCTTTGACACAGCCCGAGTTGGCACGCCAGTCACCTTCCCACAAGCCCTTGGCAATCTGGAATCCACCTGAGTCACCCAAGATGAAACTGCCGGGTTCTCGATTGCGAACCATGTCTTCCGACCAATCCTGCTTGTTGAGATCCAAGTTGGCATGTCCACCTGAGTACAGACTCCAACGATATGGAAACAATGCCTTGGTGCTGTTGAGCCAGTTCATCTGTTCCATGTCTGTGAGACCACTGGGAAATCTAGCAGGATCTACATAGTGTTCATTACGTTGCTTGCCTATGAACGCAGCATAGAATCCCGAGATGGCCGGAAGAAACACTGCACAGTCGTGCTGCTTGGCTGTGAGATTGTCTTGTTCAATCACTTGGTCTGTGCAGGTAAGATATAGTTGTAAACAGCTAGGCCCGAATCCACAGTGATCTGCATGCAGCCATCATCGGAAATCTTCATGGTTTTGTCGCCGGTGAGTCCCAAGATGCTCATGACCTGTGCCACAGGCCAACTCCATGTGTGTTTGAGTATGCCAATGATGTCGTGTTGGAACACAAAGCTACCACTGTGAGTGGAGTGATCACCAAAGAAGAATTTCAAATTTTTATTTTCTGTTTTGACTTGAAAGTTTGGTTCTTCCGAGTTGGCTTGTGCTTGCATGCGGAGACGCTGGACAGCAGCCACGGTGGGTTCAAAGGTGATGTGCCAGTTCACACCTTTGAATTTCAGTGTCTTGAGTTTTTCGTTTATGATCTCTGACGCCATGAATCTGTAGTTGTTGCGGAAGTCTCCCACCTTGTTTTCAAACGTGATGCCATCGGGCTCTCCGGTGCTACGTTTGGTGATGGTCAGCTTGGCATCTTCGCGATATTCCTGCAGATTCAGCAAGGTCTTGAGTTTACCGCCATTGGGCATGCCAAACACACCAACAAAGTCGGCCACAGGATTTGCGAACTGTGCTTCCAGGATCACTGATTTGTCTTCAGCAACACCGTTTACAGCGGTATCAACATCAGTTCCGGTCACCTTGATCAAGTCAATGCAGCCGAGATCATAAGTGTGTTGTACTAGGTCTAAGAGATGGTCTTTCATTTGTTTTTCCTTTGGTTAAATAGTTGTCGAAGATATTCTTCGGAATAATCCTTTGAATTAAGATATGCTGATATGGTTCGCCGAACTTTTTTGATGTTGTATTCACGTTTGGTCTTGGCCTCACTGATATCCACACGTAAAACATCAGCCAATTCAATCAACATTGTCAAGTCCAGTTGATTATATAGATCTTGTGTGGAATTGTCAACAACTTCTAAGAAGTTGTTGACCTTTTTGAAGATGCCGGCCAAGGTTTGTGCCCCACGGATACTGTCAAGCATGCCTGGTTTGCGTAACTCCAACCAGGTGGTTCCGGCATCATCATAGTGTTCATATGTGATTTCATAACCTAATTTTCTTGAATGTTCGCGCACCAATCTACCCGGGGTATAGCAACAGAAATGATGTTCGGTTATTGCCACTGCTCGCCAATGATCACAATCATTGAAACTGAATAACAAACTGCCACCGGGCCGTAACAATGCAAATATTTCAGTTAGATATTGTTGTAACACTTCCCAAGGTTTGAATTCAAAGAATCGGAACGCATACACAACCCCAAACTGCTGCACAGGTAGATTACAAAATATATCTTGCTGTGTGTATTCTTTGATCACGTAGTATCGTAATCTGCGTTGATATTCTGGTGTGAATAAGTTGGTGACCGGGGTCAGTAGATCCTGATCAGTATCTACCAGATACAATGGATCCAAGGCCACCAAGCTCTCTAGGCCAAGACAATGCGCCGGGCGTATCACCATGCCCGGATATCGCCAGTCAGTGTACATGATTACTCTGGTAAGTAACAGTTTTTCGGTAGCAGGATCCAAGGGCCGGACTCGTTCTAGAATACGCTGTGCTGCTTCTGATCTCATGCCTTGGCGATAAAGATCAGTACTGTTGGCAAAATATTCGGGCTCATGCTGCTGAACCAACACATGAACATCTTGACAGTGTTGCCGTAATTTTTCTTCATATTGTTGCAGGCATGCCATTATGTCTGCTTGAATCGAGGTCAGATCCGCTGATAGATCAGCGATCTGTACCAGATGGTGCTGCACCACATGTGTGACCTTGGCAACCTCTGCCATGGCTGTGGCAGCAGCCTCATGCACACTGAGTGTGTCAAGATGATTTAGATATTTGACTGTGTCGCTGAGTTTCATTCGAAAGAAAATAAGCTGGTAAATGTGTTAGCTGTGTTGGTGCTAGACTTCAAGTCCCATCCCAGCACACCTAAGAGATTGTCGATCTTCTGATCAACCACTGTAGCTTCCATCTCGTCATCCGCAAATGGCAAGTCTTTGAACCACTGCGGCAAGTGCATCTCATCTGTGGGATAGCCAATGCTGGTCCATCCCAGTGCATTGGGTTTGAGTTTGCATACGATGGTTTTCATTCCATCCACGATCTGCATGGAGTAGTTGTCGGAATTCATCCTACGCAAGGTGTTCCAGTTCATGGCTGCTCGCACATGCCCAGGCATGTTGGCTTTGCCTTCACGTTCTTCTTTCTTGCCGTACTTGGTCAGGTTGTTCACACGCTTGGGTGAACCTTTCTCCCAGCCCGGTCGTTCCATGAATACATATTTGAACTCTCTTATGCGTGTCACGATCTCATCCTTCTGTGTTCCTGTTAGGACCTTATTTAGAATCTCGCTCAGGAACTCTTGAATAATCACAGGTGTGTCTGACCTTTTGAGATCCAAGCCCATGGCCTTGACCTTGCCCGGCTTGCCATTCACATCCACACGCTTGTTTTCTTTGTCGATGTACAGCACAGCATAACGCTTCTTGGTGATGAACAAGCCAGTTCGTGCCACAATCTCTCGACCACCACGGATCACTGATCCCATGTCTCTTGGACAGTGAAATGCCTGCTCCATAAAGCTGGGAAATGAATCATTCACCTGGTCGGCTATGGAGTTGTACAGAGCGATGCAGGTCTCGGCAGACCATTCCATGCGGCCCTCGGCAACTTCCTTCTCCAGCATGGGCCATGCTGAGAAGTAACAAGAGTCTGTGTCACCGTAGATGATTGATTTTCCAGTGTGATCATATTCGCCGGTGATGCATTCATTCACATACGCATCCATGTGCTTGGCAATGGTTCTTCCGCCCAGGGTGGTTGATTGGCCGATACGTTTGTCAAAAAACCTACAGCCAGGATTGAGAATAGCACCATACAAGCTGTTCAAGTTGATCTTCTTGACCAGTTGTCGCTTGTCCCAGTATTCAAACTGCACATCATCTCGACCTTCGTATTCTCTGGCTTTTTTCTGCATGTCCTTGCGTTCTGCATACCAACGCTTGAGCAAGCCGGGAATCACAGCTTCTTTCTCATATGTGAAGATGGTGCCATTGGCACTCAAGATCCAAGGCTGATTGGAATCAAAGATCATCTTCCATATCTCGGCACCGGAGTGTATGGTCTCTGCGCCATCCTGCCAATCTATAGTGATCTCTGTACCACGTTGTTGTTCCATCACGGCTGTGTATTCAAGGCTGGCAAATAATCCCTCCCACGCAGCAGCAAAGCTGTCTCCTCGGGCCACTTTGTCTTGGATCAGCCGATCGGTCATTATGGGACGCAGTTGACCAACAATGGTTTCGGGCCCCATGTTAAGGGCCCTAATAGCACTGGGATAGAGCGAGTTGATGTCGATACTACCGATCCATTCGTGGATGCCTTTTTTGGGATAAGCAACATAGGCACCTGCGGCTTGTGTGTCTTCATCTGAGAGCCTTTCTTTACGGTTGGGAACTACCATACCGCGCTCATGAGCTTCCACGATGATGGCCTGCTCAGTCACTGCTACTGCACCCATTGTGGTCTGCAACAGCACGGTATTTTCATGCGCCAGTGTGTTGGCTAAGCTCAAGAAACGCAGTTTCTTGTCCAGCTTGCCTATCAACATTGTGTCCTGGCGGTTGTAATCAATAAAGGTCTTGAAGTTGTGATTGTACAGTTGATCCAAGGTGCCTTCGAACGCAGTCTTGCGACCGATCTCTTCGTATTCACCAATGGCATCCAAACTGTAACTGTGCCGCTCTTCGTAGGTGTATTTTCGATACAGTTGCATATAGTCCATATGCACACGGCCCACCAAGTCAAAGGTCTCGTTCTCTGCACCAAAGCGTTCGAACATGCGCGGCTTGGGAAACTGATTCCACAAGCACATGCGCCGCGTGTCATCCTTGCTCAGTACCCTACTGATACGATTCACAGTATAAGGTATGTCATAGCCTTCTGAGTTCCATCCAGTAAGAATATCTGCGTCCTGGATCAAGTCCAGGAATGATTTCAACATGTCTGCTTCCTTTTCAAACATAAAGCAGTTGCTAAACTCACTGGCGATATCTTGTGCTGTCTCCATGCTCATGTGCCGGGGCGGCACAGCCAAGGTCACGATCTGATCCAACCAATCCATGTAGATGGATATGGCTGTGACAGGATTGAATGGATCGCTTACCGGAGAGAATCCGCGTTCAGGATCAAAGTCCACTTCAATGTCAAAGAATGCTGTGTGCAACTTCGGACCGTCTTGACCTTTGTAGTTGTCCTCCAAGCAGCGGAAAATAGGATTGATATCGCTCTCATAGATCTTCTTGCCGGAGTGCATGCGAACTTCTTTGCGAAACTCCTTGTTGTTCTTGCTAGAAAATCTTGCCACAGGCGTGCCGTAGATTGATTGAAACTTGCCTCGGGGATCGTCGTAGTAGAACACATAGTTGGCGGGATATTCGCGATAGACTCTCTCGCCATCTTTCCTTTCAACCACATGTATGCGATCGTGTGCTCGATCATAAAGTGCGTCAACGTAACTCATGTATCTCCGTTTATGGCCGGTAAGCCGTGATTCATACCCGTCAAGGTGGGCGACTCCTGTATAATATATATACTTATCTTTTCATGACAGCAGCATTCTTGCCAGACCAATGCTGTCAATACTCACCAGCAATACATAGTTTGCCAGCATGCCAACAGAACCGCGAGTGTAACTGGCCCAGGCATACATGCAGCAACCCGTGATCCAGATGGGATAAAGAACGATCAATGGCGGGTTTGGTACCGTGAGTGCCATGGTGATGGCACAGCCGATTGAAATTGCCCAGGCAGTGATTTCTATGAAAAAACGTACAGGAGAGGTTTTGTAATCATCCCGAATCCAACCACAAATATCGCCAACGAAATTGTTCAAAGCGTTTTGCCCACAGTTTCCAGGATGGTTTCCAACAGTTCGTGATCTTGTTTGGCTCGACCAAATTCGGCCTTGTGTGCCAGTTTGATGGCTTTTTTCAGCACAGCAGGTTTGATCTCCAGTTCTTCGGCTATGGCCTTGATGGTATCATTGAGTCCCGCTGAAAGTGTGTCCACTTCGTGCATGACCTGCATGCCTTCGTTGATGATCTGTGTGAGTTTGATCTTCTGTTCGCCGTTGAATGTTTTCATTGTGTATCTCCAGTAAAAACACAGTATAACAACTGTGTGGCAAAATCACAAGACTTTTCGGCTAACTCAACGGTGGTTCACAATTCGAGCCATGAGTGCTCTGCGAGCAGCACGGTTTTCATCAACCTGTTTGGCATCGTTGTCAAACTGCTTCTTAGTAGCCTGTACTATACCGCTGAACCGCTTGTCTCCGCGTTTGACGTCGCCCTCTTGATCGGCTTGTCGAGCATCCCGAGCAGCGGCAGTTTTGTATTGAGCCAGTTTATTAGTGCTGAGTTCGTTGATCTGGCCTGCGGCGATCTTGCTCAGATTGTCGCCAGGTTGTACACGATAGGTAGATCCATCAGGCATCTTCAATTTCATTCCGGGCTTGATTGAGTTGGGATTATCACCGATGATGGACTTATTGAGATTGTAGATGGTTTTCCAATCTGTTTTGCTTTTGGCAGTGTCAACTGGGTTGCCCGAAGAACGCATGGCTCCGGCCAAGGCAGCACCGGGTGCATTTTGTTGTGCTGCCCAGGCACGAGCACGATCTCGCGTGGCATCGTCGATATTGGGATTGGCACCTGATCCATCTGCTGGCACCTGACTCTGGGTGGTTCGATCAAATTTATATTTGTTCTTGGAACCAGGATCCAATGCTATAGGAGCAGCCGCAGACTTGCTGGATGCCGCTATTGATCGCCAATCCGGAGTTCCTGTGCCAGAAACGGTTGTGTCGCTGCCATATCTTGCAGGATCCTCACCTTTCTCTACATATCTCCACTGTGGCTCGCCGGATCCTCCAGTTGCATACTTGCCGCCCCAGGACTGCATGTATGGGTTTGGTTCAGGCGCAACTTCGGTTTCGTCATCGCCGGTGATTCCGGCTCGGAAATCTAATTTGGGTTCATTGCTTGTTTTGCTAAAGCGATCAAATTTAGGTTCGCTGGCGCTCTTTAGAGATCCCATGATGTCAGGATCATCTATGGCTCGGCCCGACGAGGCCTTAGCAGCAGGAAAAGCAAATGGATCACTGGTGGTCAGTTTCTCATCCACTCGTTTCATGTCCGCACGGATCGCAGCCTTGGCAGCAGCAGTTTTGTATTGACCCAGCTTGTTGGTGCTGAGTTCATTTACTTTCATATAGTTGCCAGCAGCAGGACCAGTAGCAGCAGGCGCCCCGGTGCTCATGCTGCCGTTCATGGTGCTGGTAGCTGGCGAACTATCTAAAGCAGCGCCGGGTGCTGCTGGTGTCGGTTCAGCCGATTGACTGGGTGCAGGCAGAGTGATCACATATGTGGATACATATTTGCCTGTTCCGTCAGACTTGGTGTCTTGTGGACCGTATTTTGTTCCTGCAGGCAACTGAACTCCATTGGGAATATTATTAGTGCCAGCAATGCTCTGAGCTGCTTTTCGTTTGGCATTCAGAGCAGCAATAGTCACTGACATCTGCCAGTTACTGCTGGTGCCTGTTCCTACAAATTGCTGGCCGGCTGTGTCGTCTTCTGCCAGGTGCTTGTTCATTTCCTTGCGGATAGCAGCCTTGGCCTTGCCGTATTTTTTCATGAAGTCAGCGTCTGACATGGCTTTGAGATCATCGGCCAATTCTTTCACACGGCCTTCCTTGACCATGGCTGCTTGAAGTTTCTTCATCAATGGGTTGATGCTTTTCTCTTTAATCATCGAAGGCACTATCTGTTGGATTTGTGGCTTCTGGCTCATACCTTGCCGATAGGGCAACTGACTATCGTGTTCGCCAGGCAAACGATCAGGTAAGTGTGCTGGTGCTACTTTCGCCCGACCCGGTTGTTGTATTTGTCCTGGAAAGTTAGGGGGTGGGTTATAGGTTCCTGCTCTCTGGGGAATTGCTCCAGTAGGAGTAACTGATGCGGCTTTGGTTGTGTCTTTAGCGGCCGGTGTGTTTGTAGCAGGTACATCAGATTTCTTAGATAGAAGGTGCTGAGGGACGGTTATCTGAACATCGCTCCAGGCTGGATCTAACTTGCGACCTATCTTTCCTATGATACCTCCTTTGGCCCAATCAGGAACTTTCTGTCCACGATTTGGATCTGAACCTAGTATGCCTTCCTTGACATCTTTTTTCTTGTCATCTTTTTTAGCCATTGATTTGGAAAGTGTATCAAGCGCGTGGTTGACCATTTTTTCTTTTGAGATTGGCTTTGCTATTTTCTCTGGACCCTCACGAGGACCGGTATCACGGCCTGGGGGAGTTTGTGATTTGTCCATCTCTGTCAAGCCTTCCGCCACCCCTTGCTGTTCTTTAGGATAACTATATCCATCAATTTCGTAGAAGTTGTCTAGTGCTTGGATTTTGTCCACAGCCCTTTGTAATTTTTCCTCTGAGCTAGTGTAATATTCTCGAGTGATCAATCGGCCTTCACGACCGGCAAATACTTTATAACGCACACCAAACGGTTTTCTACTATCGTATTCACCTTCCGTGACACCTTGCTCTTCATCGTCTCCTTTACGCTGCACGGGAACTTTTTCTTTTTGTTTTAGATCAGGAGTGATATCAAATTCAGGTCGGGTAGGAGCAGGCAATGCTGGTGTATGGCGAGCGTGTTGAACAGCAGACTGTTGTGGTGCTGCCAGCGGTTGTCCATTAGACTTGAATATCTGCCGCACCAGACCTGCCACAGCATTGGCCATGGTCACGATAGGTGCAGGCAAACTGGCACCCTTGGCCGCTGTATCGATGTGGGCCAATTGTTGCATGGTGGGCCTGGATATGGATCCATTTTCAAACGGGTTGATGAGTTTCAAGGCGTCGGGATATTCATCAAAAAAGTCCTCTAGACTCCAGGTATCATCAACCTTCTCTAATATGTCATTTACCAAGGAGACTTTGAGTGATCGCCCGGTCAATCTTTCAAACTCTTCAACGGGATTTACATCATTATTGTCTTCGCAATATTCTTCAAAATCACTCCAGTCCTCGTAGTCCCTGAATCCCTTTACACGCTGCAATGCTCTCATATCACTGTCAGTGATGGCATCTTCCAGTATGCCAGA